TGACTACATTCTTTTGAAAGAGGGGCCACCAGATCAGGAGATCGGGAAGCAGATAGTTTACCGCGAACCTCCCGCAGCGCCTCCAGAGGGATTCGATGAGGCGATTGAAGAGCTTCGTGGGCCAGTGTCGCAGGATATTTCAGGATCGATGCCTGTCCTTCAAGGGGAATCTAAGTCTGGCGACCCAGCAGCAAAGACAGCAATGGAGCGTTCTCAGGCAATGGGGATGCTCGGCCCATCGTGGGGATATTTGCAGATTCTATTCGCGGGGATTGCAGAGAAGGCGGCGCGGCTTGCATCCAAGAATCCCGATCATGGAACGGAGATAGCAGTCGTTGGTAAGGATGGAGCGAAGATCACCGTAAAGATGGAACGGCTGAAAAAGGGCAAGTTCCATTCCCATGTGTCCGATTCATCTTTCCCGGAGACTACGGCGGCGAAGCGGGCGAATCTTACCGACCTTGTGAAGATGGCCGCCGCTTCTCCGGTTGGGCAAGCGCTCTTCGAGTCACCCGACAACTGGGAGGAGTTCATCGAACTCAATGGCAATCAGGACTTGGTGTTCATCCCGGCAATCGCGTACAAGAAGCAGGCGAGAGAGCTTGAACTACTTTTGCAGGAACCGCCAAACATTCCAGCGCCAGAGGAAATTGCTCAATATGCGGTTCAACACGCGGAGCAGGCATTACAGGCTGAGCAGCAAGGTTTACCAGCCCCGCCGTATGCTCCTCCACAGCCGCAGCCGTCAATAATGCCAGAGCAAGACGATTATCACAAGTGGGAGTCAGCAAAGTGCCAAGAATACCTATCGAGCGAGGATTGCTGGTTGAGGATGAATGTAGCTCAGCCGGAAGATGGGGAAGCACCCGAAGATGCCTTGAAACGTGCCGCACTCGGTATCCAAAACGTGAGGATGCACAAAGCGGTTCACGATCAGATGATGGCGGCTCAGGCCCAGGCAGCGGCCCAAGCTCAACAGCAGATGAAGCCTCCGAGCGAGTCGATAAACTTCAAGGACGAGCCACCGCAAGATAAGATTCAAATGAACGCACAGGCGGGAATCAAGGAAGCGGCACCAGAGGCGCAGAGTTCAGTACAGAAGAACGCGGCAGCACCAGGAACACGGGGAACGGCAACAGTCTAAAAGGAGAGAGAAATGGCAGATGAAGCGGTACTTGACGTGGGCGCGGAACTCGAATCTGAGGGCGCGGAAGAAGTTGAGCAGGGAGCCGAAGCGGAAGTTGAAGGTGCGGAACAGGCGCAGTCGGTTGACGGTGAACCAGCGTCGGCCGCGAGTACTTGGAAGCAACTCAAGGACAAGCTGAAAGATTCTCCAGATTTGCACCGCGAGGTTAAAAAGGCGCTGCATCATTGGGAAGAATCCAGAAAACTGCTTCCTGATGGCGTTGCAAAAACCGTTGAGCGGCTAAAGCTGATGGAGCAGCTTGACGACAATACCGACGATGCCGAGTATGTGCCGGGATCAACGCCGATTGAGCAGGTAATCTCGAATACTCTGGCCGAGCGGTCATTCTGGCGCGATTATGACAACGCATTCCAGGCTGGCGACCCCAAACTTATCAACCAGATGGTCGAAGCCAACCCTGAGAGCTTCCAAAAGCTGATTCCTGCGGCGATGGACCGCTTTGCAGAGGTTAACCCAGAGGGATTTTCGGCCTACATCTGCAAATCTGTATCCGGGTATCTGGGTAATGCGGGGATTCCACTACAACTTGCTCTTTTGGAACGCGTTTTGCCGCAAACTTCCGATGACCCCAACCTGCAGACGGTAATTGAGGCATTTAAGGCAATCAAGGGCGTTGTGGAGCAGATCAACACGACCGCCAGGAACCCGATAGCGCCAAAAGCCATTCAAGGCCAGCAACCGGGCACGAAAACCGGAACAGAAAGCGGCAATCTTGAGCAGCGGGAGATGAACGTCCTGCATGACGAGTGGTTGCGCGAGATTCGTCCCCGTTCGGAGTCTTTTACTGTGAACGAGATCAAAAAGATTGCCCCAAGCGTGAAATTTACCCCGGCAGAGGCGAACTCTATCCGCAACGCTGTGCGAACCGAGATAAATGCGCGTGTGACCGCGAACACAGCCTATCAGGGAAAGATTAAGAGCTTACTCAAGGCCAAAAACAAGACTTCGTACAGCATGACGGTGGAATCCGAGCATAAGAAAATCATCCCCGGTGCCGTCAAGCGGGCCGTGGACGACGTTCTGGCGAAGCGCAAGGCCGGGCAGGGCAAGAAGGCTGCGGCAACAGGCCAGCAAGCGCAGAAAACCGGCGCACAGGCCCAGCAGCAGACGGACAACAACAAGTTTGAGTGGATTTCCGATTCTCCTACCCGCCTCGGACTCAAAGTAGACTTCCGGCGCGGGGGCATACAGGCCGACAACACCGCCTACATCGTGGGGCGTGCAAAGCCGGTGAAGTGGAAGAGGAAGTAGTACGTGTGGTATGCTTTTTGGTAGATGAAGTACCCCAGTCCGACAAAGGCAGCGGGAAGCCATAAACCGATATTGGAAGATTGGGCGTAGTACATCGGAACACGCGAAAGCTACAGCGGCACTCGTGCTGGCTCTCCCATACGGGAAGCGAAGAGGGCGTGGAGATGATCTCAAAAAGAGGTTATTTTCATGGCTATCGCAGATGCGGCACAGGCTCTTGCATCCGAGCAGGAGTACGTTAGGCCAGAACTGGAAAACTACGTTCTGAGTCAGAGCATTTTGCTCAAAGAAATCCAGAAATCCAAGATCAAGGCGGTTTCCGACCGCCCGTCGCGTATTCCCACCATGCCGTCTCTCGGCGGCAAGCCCCGTGTTGGCAACATGAACGGCGTTGACATGGGCATTGGCTCCGGGCCCACTCAGGTTCCCGGCCAGATCACCCCGGTTTGCTACATTCACGCCTTCAGCTATACCAAACAGGCGGAATACGCGACCGACACCGACGAAAAGGCAATCGAGAACTTCGCTACCCTCACGCGCACTCTTGCGCCGGAGCGGTTTGCCGACTTCCTCGAAACCGTCCTCCAGGGCGATGCTTCCAACACCATCGACACCGTTACCAGCATCGTGACCTCTGGCGGCAACATCACCGCCCTTGGCGTCAATTCCGCCAATCTGTTCCTTGACGATGAGGATATTGACGTTTGGACAGCAGTCGGCGGTGCGTTTGTGACAACCATCACAGTACAGGATTCCGATATTTCTCTGAACCAAATCCTGTTGCTGAATCCGGTTCCCGCCGGAACAATTACTGTCGGCATGAAGCTGATGGTCAATGGAGCTTCTGGGCAGGCCAATACCGGATTGAACGGCCTTCGCTACTATCAGGTGGCCACGGATACCGGCAACTGGCTGACCGTACAGCGTGCGGCGTGGTCTGGCAAGTACATTGCCCAGAACATCCCCGTCAACGGTGCCTTGACCCCTCAGATCGTCCGCGCCATCCATTCCCAGATTCAACTGGCAATGGGCAAGAAGAAGGCGGATGCTGATGAGCTTGTGGCCCATGCAACCGTCAACGAGCAGAACGCCTGGGAGATGAACGCTCTTCTCGTCCAGCACATCAACATGGCTGAGATGAAGGGTTCCGAATCCGAGGATATGCTCAAGCGGGAAGCCTCAACAACCATCGCTGGGCGGCGTTGGCTCATCAACGAACGCGCTGTGCCGGGGTACATCGACTTCCTCGCGCTCAAGAACGCTTCCATGGTCGAAACCAAGTCCATCGATTTCTACGACGTCGGCAGTCAGACCCTCTTCGGCCTCATCGGGCAGTCGGGCGGTCAGGCTTCCGGGCTGGTTTTCTACATGGTGGCCGAGCTTAACCTCGTGTGGGTGCAAACGAGAATGAACGCCTTCTTAAACGGAATTGCGATAGAACACGGCCTTTACGGTCAATAACTTGCGGTAACAGAGAGGTTCAAACTTGTCTGAATTGATTCAAACTTGCGGGGAGATTCCCAAGCCTACTCACTACCCCACGATGTCTATGGGGCAGTACGGGAAAATCCCCGGCAGGGATGAGCCTCTTTTCCGAATCGTCTTTGCGCCGACCGTGCGCGGATTGGTAGGCGGTGA